ATGGCAGGAAGAAAAAAAGAAGAAATGCAGGATGTCACATTATTGGGAAACCAGGGGACTAAATATTTATTTGACTACTCTCCTGAGATTCTGGAGTCATTCGACAACAAGCACCCATACCGGGATTATTTTGTAAAATTCAATTGCCCGGAATTCACGAGCCTTTGTCCGATCACGGGACAGCCTGATTTCGCAACCATCTATATCAGCTATATCCCTGGAGAAAAAATGGTGGAAAGCAAATCATTAAAGCTTTACCTTTTCAGCTTCCGCAATCACGGTGACTTCCACGAAGACTGCATGAACATCATCATGAATGACCTGATCAAGCTGATGGACCCGAAATACATCGAAGTATGGGGAAAGTTCACCCCTCGCGGCGGTATCTCCATCGATCCGTACACCAACTACGGCAAGCCCGGCACAAAATATGAGGAAATGGCAAACTACCGTTTAATGAATCATGATTTGTATCCGGAGACTGTGGATAATAGATAAGAATGGCTTCGGGTGATTATACAGGAGATTATGTGACTTTTTGGTGACCTTTTTACACATAATCTCCTTTTTTGTGTTGTCACATCAGATATGTGACTATATTGGTGACTAAAATTTTGTGTTGGTGACTATGTTAGACTTATCCATTCTCCTCTATCCAGTTAAGAATAAAATCCCTAGTTTTTTCAGCAGGATAATACCATTTATTGCCGACCTTTCTCTTAGGAAAGTCTGGATGATAAAAGAATTCCTTTTGAATGGTATTCATACACATGCAAGTTCTTTTTTCTAATTCTTTGGTGTCCCATAATACTAACTCAGTATTAAGTTTTTTCAGATTCTCTTTGATTTCCTCTAAGTACACTTTTTTTAATTCTGCTTCATTAACCTTTATCTCTAATACTTTATTTTGTGTCATTTCTGTTCCTCTAACCACATGAGCAGAAACTCCCTTGTCTTCTTAGCTGGGAACATCCACTTGCGACCTAACCTATACTTAGGAAACCTTGGATCATAGAAGAAATACTCATTTATCGTATTCCAACTTAGGCTCGTTTGCCTTATTAGTTCCTTTGTGTCCCAGAAAGTTAATTCGGCTTCAATACGTTTTACATGTCTTTTAAGTTCATCTAAGAACATTTCTCTAATTTCTTGCTCACTAACCTCCACTTCAATAAATGGCTTTTTCTTTTCTTCTTTTTCTGTTTTCACTCGGTTGTATACCATAGTCTTCCTCCCTCACCAAAAGAAGGATAAACCAAAACTTTAATATTGTCAAAATATTCTGTTATTTAAATAAAATATATTAGTATAAGTCAATTAATTGATTAGTAATCATTATTTATTTTTATTCATAAAATATAGTTAATCCAAGGCGGGAGGTTATCTAAGTGAGTATTAGAGATGACAAAGACATTGAAACATTAATCGAAGATATATTTGATTACTCAGATGAAAACTACGACAACGGAGATGATGATCACAAAAAAAAGAAACCACTGATTAATAATCGGTGGTTCATAATTTAGAAATTTTAAAGGGTATGCTGCTTTAAATAATTTTCTCCATCTTCGGTTATTTCTGCGAATAAATACTTTGTATTCATTGATATGGTTATATTTTTGATATAGCCACCATCTTTTAAAAATATTGCAGCAGCCCTCCACTCAGGTTCAGTTACACCTGGAAAATCCTCATGATTAGGCTGTCTACCCTCGTTTAATTCCTGTAAAATTTTTAATCTTAGTTCTTCCTTGCTCATCTCCCTTACCACCCCTGTTAAATTAATTACGGTTTAAATTTTGTTATAAAGATAATTGAATATCTCTGGAATTTTCTGAGAATATTCTCTTCTAAAAAATTGGCTACTATCCTCGTTGCTATCGAGAATAATATCTTCACCTTTTAGGGAAATTATTAACTTCGAGGCTCCGAACCTTGTAGTATCTAACTCTAAATTTTTCACATCTCTTATTGGAATAACTTTTAATTTTGTTCTTTCTTCTCCCTCATAGGAGCCAATAAGAATTTTTGATTCTAAAAAAGTTATAAGCTTAAAGTCATCTGGATCGTCTTCCCTATCCGAAGTGACTTTCTGAGGATAGATAATATTTATTCCATCTTCCAGAGTAAGCTTTGTCATTTCTCGACCCACTTGAGCTGCCTTACTAGATATATCATATAATATTTCTAGCGTAAAAATGTCCATTATCATTCACCTCCCTTTGTCTACTTATTTCGACATTAAGGGAATTTTTTCCTTCCTAATAACTCCTGAAAACTGAATGCCTATTCCTTTATCCATAGTACGTGGATCACACTCCCAAAAAGACACGGTTCCATTCATCATTAACTTCTTTGCTGACACAATAATAGGTCGTATTTTCGTTTGATCCCTTACCTTTAACATAAAACAAAAGTTGCCTTCCTCAGTTGAACGATTACTTTGAATAACTTCGAATAACTTTTCCGGTTTCAAATTATCACTCCCTCAAGTAACAATTCAACGTTATGGTATTATTTACCTTTTATAATTCAGAGTAAATCTTAACTTCTCCTCTTATATTCCTTTCTAGCATCCAGGCTTCAATTTTCTTCTTTCTTTGCTGTGTTGTTGTGAAAAAATATAGTGTAGGTATTTGATTGTAGATTTGCTTTAAATGGGGGAATATCTCTTTGTAGGTATCTAGCTTTGTTTTGTTATCAGCCATTGCACGTTTATTATCAATTTCAACTATGTGTAAGTATCCATTACGACTAAAGGAAGCATCACAGACAACCTTTTTCTTATTGACCACATTCACACCCGATACTATGAAATCCAGTTTATTCTCAACAGGTAAATTGACTACAAATTCCCTTTCAGGTTTCCAGTCTAATGGGCAATTAAAATACACAAACGCTTCATTCCTTAGAAGGGTATGCTCAATCTGCCCTGATTTCTTTACTTCGTGACTTGATCCAATTAACTCTCTGCCATCCCTATTCAAGTACACAACCTTTTCCTTATTGTAAAATGTCTCATGAATATACGGCTTTAGTTTACCAACAATCCTACAAGCATTCCTATAACTCTTTAAATCATGGATGCTTCTTAGGTGTTTTATCGTTGTCATCCCCAATTGATCTATCGTCATTAATAAACTTTCTACTCGCTGCTGAGGTGATAATATCATCCTTCTGTCCCTCCATTTATTTCAAGCATCATACTGTCATCAATATATGGAACTTGAACAATCCTCTTCTTTTCTACTTTGTAGATAGCTCTTCCTGGAATGGCTGGCAACTCATTCGCTCCTGGTTCATCCAAAATAACCATACTGGATACTGTTGCAGATGCAATGAACGATATACGAGTAACTATGTTCATCTTTACCTGCATAGGTACTGCTTGCTTAGTCGGATATTGTGTACAGTAAATTAATCTCAGACCTAATCCTCCACCAATCCGGCTAATTTCACTCAAAGCAGATTGACAGAACTGAGCATACTTTTTATCCTTACCGTTCATTACTTCAGGTGCTAACTCTGCTCCTTCATCAACTATAATGAATCGCCTGGTCTTAATAGGAGTATCTACAATATTGGTGAACCCCTTAGCTTTATAAACCTTCTCTTCATCCTTCAGACCCTTCACAATATCCGCGAGGACTTCCACAGCCTCATACAAGTCACTAGCAACCTTCTTCACTTGTGGTAAGCCTTCATACTTACAAAACTCCAATCCACCCTTTAAATCCAGGATATAAAACTCTACATTCGCCTTCTGATTGAGAAGTAAGGTCTGAAATACTTCCTTAAGGAATACAGTCTTTCCGAAGCGTGTAACCCCTCCAACAAGCATGTGAGGATATTTATCGAAATCATGATACAGAATGCCTCTATGATTCTTCCCTATAGGCACCTCCCACGTATTCAGCCTTTTCAAGTCCTCTTTGTAATCCCATTTGGTTGGCAACTCCTCCTCAAACACATACAGTTTCAGAAGGTCTTTAAACTCATATTCAACCTCTTTGTTCAATGCTTCTCTAATTGCCGGTAACAAGGTTTCGAATACTTCAGAAGCTATTCCCAAAGGTAAGTTAAACAGATAAACCGTGTACGAGTCTTTCTTATACTTTTTGACCAGTTTTGGGTAAGTTACTCTTTCCCCTTTTTGAATCGATATTTTCCTATTTTCAAAGATGATTTCTATTTTCCTTTGATCAGACATTCTTTTCCTCGGAAGTAAAGCAGCACCAACAATAACGGCTGGAATTGCTAATAATTCAATCATTTGAGCCTCCAATCTTTTCTGGCGAGTAGCGACAGAAAAGAGATACTGATAAGTATCAGTTCAAGAAAAAATGAAGATAATGGGACATGATAAAACATTTAATAAAGCTAAGATTGCACCGTTCAATGACCAATTCACACCATGACATATACATTGAAGACTACTTAGAAGAAAAGGCTGCTTAAATATTTGAGAAGATAGACAATCCCTCCGAACTTGGTCACAGTCATAGTTATTGCTAACAGATCCTCAGTAATGGACACCCCATATTTCTCTAAAAAGGCTATTCCTATTAAAGATGCACCAGTCCCACCAAGTACAAGCATCCCTATTGTGAATGGCTCCATGCTGTTCACTCTCCCTGTCTTTGTATACTTCAATGTATGGATAGCAGCCTAGAATATTGCCTGTCTTTTCAGAAATTGTTGAAATAAAATACAGATATGTTTTCAAAGGAATAAAGATAAATTAGAAGAATATCTATAGTGGTGATAATTATGAAGTGTAATATTGGAGAATTGATTGATCAAAAGGGACTTAAAAAAAAGTTTGTAGCGGAAGTGGTCGGAGTATCACCCCAACAATTATCTAATTGGCTAAGTGGGAGAAACTATCCACCATTAGATAAAGCGTATAAATTAGCCAAACTTTTGGAGTGTAAGGTCGATGAATTATATAAGGATGATGAAGAGTGAATATCAACATTGAAGTTGTTCTAAATGTGAATGGAATAAATGTACTACAAAAGGGAACTTTTCCAATTAACAATCGTAGATTTAAAGAAGATCCAGATAATGAAGCTGCTTTTATTGCCCAGGAGTGGATCAAGTTGTTGAGGAAGAAATCAGGGTACTTTTATGATTCGGATATCGTTCGAGTGAAGTATAACGGAGAAAATGATATTACAAAACTGTTTGTGGAGGGATAATGGATGAGTAAGTACTGGGAACCATGCCCGAGGTGTAATTCAAATAAAGTCACGACAACAAGTAAGGCTATGCAGTTGTTTGTTATGTGGTTTTTAGCCGGTGGATCAATGGTGATAGGCTTTTTCTTCTGGCCAATGTTTATTTTCATGGTTCTATTTTTATTAGCAACCCCCATTGTATTATTCTTACCTAAAAGCAATGTTTGTGGAGAATGTAAATTTGTATGGAAAGTTAATAAAAAGAAAGCTTTGGCATAAAGAAGTAAGCCCCTCTCGATTGAGAAGGGCTTTTTATTTACACTCCAGTTTTCTCTACAGTAACATATCCCTTAAAGATCGTTGACACATTTCCAACAGAATCAGTCAACTCACACTCATGATAATAAGTTCCAGAAAGGTCTTTCGTATCAGTCGGATCAAGTTTAATTTTCAACTCGCTGCCAGTAATACTTACACCATTATCTGAAGTCTTTAGGATATCATTCTCCAAGGAATTAACCCTCTTCTTAGCTACCCACTTAACGGATGCACCTGTTAAAGACAATGGCTGTCCATTTTCATCGGTAACTGAAACTGTGAGAATTAAACTGTCCCCTGCCATCATTGTGAAACTTTGATTTGTTGCCGTCATGCCTAACCCTCCTTTGAGTCTGACATGAAGTTTTAGGATACCACTCAAATAAACATACATCTTGCGCTTACCCATTAATCGAATAGAACGGTAAAACTGCTTTATTTCACTGTCTATCTCCTGCAAAAGAGCATAGTCAAATGTTCTATTTATGTACATACTTTGCAGTGTAGTGAAATGCTGCAATAATACTTTAGATACTACTTGCTTTGTCTGAAGAGAAATATTTACGGATCTACTAATCTCTTGCCTTAAAGACAATAAATTGTTTACCGTCTTAAATACCTCTTGCCTCATGGAAAAAGGAGTACTTTGAGATATGTATATCTCCATTCTTAAGGCAAAGCTCGTTGTCTTTACCACACTTCCATTGAATATCTCCTGGAGGATGTCAAAGGCTATTGCAGTGTTCTTAAAGATTAATTGCTTAGTATTATGATCAGAAACCTGTTGATTAAATATACTCTGTTTTATGTCAGCAGTTGTTGATGTCGATCTGTAAATAGATTGCTGTGCAGAATATATCGTTGATTTGTTGGAGTAAAAAGTTTGCTGCATCGTAGGATTAACTATTTTAATCTCACACAAGTTCTGCAAAAGAGCATAATTAAAGGTTTTGTGTGTACCCGTTACCGGTGGAGTAACTGTAGCACCTGTAACCAAATGCCCTTGCTCTGTAATCTTAGTAAATACCTTTTTCCCACGTTCATCAATTTTTCCAAATACTAACCTTCCACGTTCTGTAATCGGCATACAATCACCTCAACACTTCTCGAAAGGAAATGAAGGTCGGTAAAAAATTTCTGAATTGTCTTATATCCGTAGCGCTTGAATTGGATTGAGTGCTTAGACCGCCATTATCTCCATATTCAACCCGGAACATCCCTAAAGTCGGATGCACTGGCATAGCATAAAACAAATAATTTGTCCCTGATGTAGAAATAGTAGTTCTCGCTGATGTAATATTACTCAGGTTAATGCTAATCCCTTGTGTGCTTGGAGGTGTTACCGATCTAACCCCTGCCCCCGTTAGATTAATTACGGTATTTGTTCCACTTATAACAACATCTTTTAATATTGATCCTGGTTTTGCTAAATAAGTAAGATATGGGAAAATTTGAATTGCGCTATAGTCTATGGTTGCGTCTGCCACGTTAGCCCATACCCTAACTTCTAATAAATCTCCTGGAGCAACATCAGCCCATCTAAAATGGCTACTAGTCCAATATTGTCCAGCTGTTGCTGTGTGGTTTGATTGCGCTATGGAAACCCCATTTTTAAAAATCCGGTAATTTATCGTAGTTGCAGCAGCTCCAGCTTTCCCACTAACATAAACCCCCACTGTATATTTCATACTTCCTGGGTTTGGAGTTATAACAGGTAAATCTGAGTTTTGAACTGTATAAGATACCTGATTCGCGGTACCTTCCGCACTAGGAAGCAAATTGGAAGTTATAGCAGTTTCTCTTGGTGTAGCTGTGGTTATATTAAAAGTTTTTAGTGGCCCATGAGCTTGTTTTCCAGTGTCACCAAGTATCATCAGGTGCAACCTCCCCCAATTCGGACATATCTGGAAATACTTCTAAATCTGCCCAAATCATGATCTTGTCCTCTAAATAATCATATTCCCAGGAGGTATATTCTAGCTTTTCTTGTAATATAATAGTTAATTTATCACCGCCACCTACCGCTTCCATATCTATACCTAATTCAGCTAATTTTGGCTTACAAAGAATTAATGTTAATTTATTCATTTGCTCACAATCCCATCATAGCCAATATAGGCGGCACTGGCTGACGTATTTTTAATCCGATAGTACCTCGTTGGCGTACATTTCAGCGAAAGCCCCCACGCTGCTCCGCCTGTCGATGTTCCCACTTGCTGGTCGCATAAAATATTATTTGTTCCATCGGATTGATAAATTTCTATAGTCGTATTCCCATAGTTGATATTAGAAATAATCCACTCTGCACCGCTTCCTGGAATGATATCTAAGAATGCTCCTGCTGCTACGCTAGTTACATTAGTAATTAAATCACCTTGCGCCATTTAGATTCATCCCCTTTACACCGCAAATTCCGTACCAGTAACGGTTAATTTAATATCGCTCTTATTCTGTGAATCTGCCACAACTGGAGTTGTTACCTTTACCCAGAAAGCATGACCAACAGTATCAGCAATGTTTCCAAAACTTAAAGCAGCACTTGCGGGTAAGTAAGTACCTGCTACACCTGCATTATCAGGTGCTAACTGTACCCATGTACTTTCATCTGTAGACACAGAATCTGTAGGATCAATACTTACAGACTCATAACGTTTTGTTGCATCATCATTAAAGAGAAACACTTTAGTTGCTACACTTGACCCTGTAGTTGGATGCTGAGTTGTTAAAGGGTTTGTACCATCTGTGGAGATGATATCAGTTAACCCTGAGTTCTTTGATAATTTTAATGCCATTTATACCCCTCCATTTTCTTCTTATATAACCTTCACATATTTAGTATTTGCAGTTATGTATGTACCTGACTTCAACTTGTACATCTTAGATCCTTTAACAGTAAGAGTATTCACCACTGTAAACACATCATTTTTCTTAACTGGCTTCGGTGCTTTTGCATTCCAATCTGCTTTAGTGTAGTAGTACAAGGAGTCTACTATAACTTTAATTTTGAATTCTTTAGAATCAGACTTAACAACTTCTGCTGGCTTTCTAACAGGTTCATCCTCACTGTGGTAAGCTGCTTTTAGATCCTTTTCCAATTGGTCAATGGTTACGCCGAATCTTGCCAAATACTCATCTGGATCTTGGTGCGTAGAACCTCCCCATGTTTTAGTGACGTATTTATGAGTCACAATTCCAGGTCGTCCAGCATTAAAACAGAAAGGAATATCAAACTTTTTAGGCAGATAATAACCGATCAGCCATACATAGGCAGCATAGTCTTTTTCAAATGTTGCTCTATCTTTAGTACGTGCAAGTTCAATATGCAGAGTGAACGGATTTGCCTTTGGCCCTGCTCCATATGCTTTGTAATTAGGATCTGCAAGCTCTACAATACGTCCTCCACCGCCCACGATATACTGAGTAAAAGCGACTCTGTATTCTCTGGTCATGTAATCAATTTCACCTTCAAATGTTGACTTATCATTTCCACATTCGTGACATACAATAATCTCTGGTTTTCCTACTCCTTTTTCATAAGCCTTTTGGGGTGCACCTGGGATATGTCTCTTTTCAATATTAAAAGCCATTATTAATCAGTCTCCTTTTTTATTTTCTGAGTTTTCGCCTTTGTCTTTGAGTGACTGTAAATACTTCTTAATAAATCCAGGTACTGATACGTTCATAGCATCCAAATTTTCCAATATGCTTAAGCCTTCCATGCCTATGTAATAAAAAACTGCCCCCGTTTTAGCTACAGGAGCAGAATGGAATAATGCTATATCAGTCATATTCGCAATGATTATTACTACAAAGATCATCGACTTTCTAATCATACCCTGAGACATTTTCCTGCTTCTCAACTCTTTGTTATAAAACCCTTTAGCAATTCCAGTTAATATATCAAGTGCACTTAAAACCAGCAACGCCATCATAAAAGGTGTAAAATCACCAAAAAGAAATGCTATTGGAGTGCCTAAAATTGCCGTTATTGTTGGTATCTTAATTTTTCTCACCCCTTTTCGTATTGCATACTTACACCACCCTTGCTAAACTAAAGATGGTGGTGTTATACCAAAAAAGAGACTATTTTCCTTGGCCGGGAGGGTAGTCTCTTTTTCTATTATTTAGACATAAAAAATACAACTTATTCTACTGTAGGTGCTTCCTTTTTAACCAATTGAGTTTTAAAACCCACAATTTGAACTTTGTAGTCAAAAATGTTGTTTGCTATTTCTTCATCCACTAAAAAGAAAAAAGTGAACGGATCTGAGGCAGCTATTTCTTCACCAAAATATGCTTGAGTAATATTTCCTTCATTGTCTGTATTACAGAATAATCTCCACATATTTATTTCTCCTTATACATCGATACTATACGGGCATAAGCCCAGGAATTGACGTTATTAGTTTTTAACCGTATGTATTTCCCTGTCCTCATTCCAGTAGGAACTCCCATATCAATAGTTATAGTCACCTGAGCCTGATTAGGGTCTGTTTCTGTCGTGGAATAAGAAGCCTGCATGTTCCCGCCATCTATGCCGCCACTTGTATCGTAAATTTCAACTCTTGCTACTGATCCCGCTATCTCTGAGTAAAGCTGGACAACTACATTCACATATCTGGCATCGTGTTTGAAAACGATATAGTCTATATTTTTGGCAGTTGTGGAACGTGTTCGAAAATACTTAGTTACAATTTCAACTTCTGGATCTGTATAAGAAGGAGTACCACCTTGAATGGCAAAGTCGCTATTGCTAATTCCATTTGACACTGCAACATATCCATCAGGACGTTCAAAGGATACTGAACCACCTGCAGAATATAAACCATCGCTATTAAGCTTCACATATTTGTTTGGATTTGCTGCATCAATAGCCATTAATGCATTTCCATCCCAATAAAAAAGATCCTCGTCTCCGATGATCTGAATGTTGTTTGTTTTTATTTGACCAGCAGTTAGTAAATTTGTTGTAACTCCATCTGGAGTAATTGCATTTGGAAAGTCCGTGCCACCATTAGTGGTTATACCGATACCTGAAGAACGAAATACAACGAACCGGTCAGGATCATTTGGGTCTCTAGCCAATATTCCCATACCTTGCGGATATTCCAATTCAGTCATGGAATTATTTAATGCTTCAGTTGCTCGTTTTACAGCTTCGTCATAAACGTTATAGCGCAGCTTCTTAGAACTCTCATCATAAATCTTATCAAGTACTGCCTTCTGATAATTCATCACTGACTTAACAAATGAATTTTTGGATGTAGACAGAGTAACCTTTGGTGGTATTTCTGGGTCAGTTGAATTCATTCTTGGATAATCCTCTACTTCAATAACCCTTAAGTCCAAGTCCACATTTAAAGGCTCATAGATAGTTGGAACAATGTCACCTATAGATGGGTTTCCAGTATACCCAGCATCTTTAAGAATTGTATATTCTAAGGAAATGGTCATATCAGGTTTATCTTTGAGTTGTGCCTTTAGTTCCTTTAGTAACGCAGCTGAACTGGTGGCTGTATCTGATTGGTAAGGAGGCGCATGTTTTAACCTGGGATACTTTGAAGCTTCTGGTGAGGTGTATTCAGCCACACATGAATAAACTTCATCCCCCACACGATTCCTATATACATCGAAGGTCTTTCTGGTACCATGTGCAACATATCCTCTTGATTTCCCCTTACCTGTTGAAGGCTTATTATTGGGATCATCACCTTTAAAAGTAGCAATAAGGGTGTGATTTTTAGACTCCAGACCATCAAACAATACTGTAGTAAGTTCACCTGTTTTCTTACCCCAAGTACTTATTTTCTTAGTATCATTTCCATCAAGAACAAATTCCCACATGCCGCCTTTATCATCAACCATATAACGAAAGGCTATTTTTGTTCCCGTAAATGAATAAGAAAAAGTTGCACCGACCTTTTCCGTGGCATGATATGGGTCATTTAAATCTAACCAAGTACCGGTTCGAGATGAATAATCTTCTAATTTATCCAGGATATAAGGATCGTCTAATTTCTTACCCAAACCCTTGATATAGGTATAGATATTGTTAGCATCAATATCCTTTTGAAAGGTCTTGATATTGTGATTAAAACGAAACTGCATATCAATTAATGAGCCGAGTTTCTTTACAATCCTTACTTGATTCCCTACAATATCAAATTCCGCTTCAAACTTTTCTATAGCTTGATTGAAAAGGGCAAGTGGGTTATCGTTCCCGAACTCTTCAAATGTTTCAGTATCAAATGAGTCAATTACGCTGAATGTCCAATTAGTGCCTGTGAAAATAAAAGACATGACCTGATTGATGGTTTTATCGCCGGTAGATAATATTTCATACCGGTGATCTTCCAGAAGCTCAATGAAAAAAGAATGAATTGCTGTTACTGTTTTAACAGGTGCTCGGCCAACAGTACGTTCTTGAAGACTTTTAATAATATATTCATGCCCATCCAGCTCCACAGATGAATTAGAATCAATTAAAGGATAAGCATATTGATTTAATTCAGTTTTTGGCATATAAAAAGACAGTGAACGTTCACCATTCACTGCCGATTTTCGTACTAGAGATTTATAATCTACTATTGGCTCAGTGGTTCCATTAAGATCGGTTATAGAAAGCATTTATTCACCGTCCTTTCTTTTAAAAATGGCTCTGTAAATTATAGTCAATACAATTATTAGATTGTTATTACTTCCCTTCATCCCCAAGGGGTAGTTTCCTTAATTACTTAATTATTTTAATCAGCCAATCACAAGTAATTACAATCGGAGAGACTGATAAATTTGATACTCTGATTTTCACAAAGTTGTCTTTTAACCACGCGCAATAAGTTACGTTGTTAGTCTCCCCTGTTCCGTTATAAGCGTTTACTACGACACCATACTTATAGTCGTGTGTGAGTCCTGTTCCTAGTTCAGAAATATCGACACTTTTTACTACGCTTCCATTTGCTGGAATGCTACCAAAGTCTAAGGCTTGTATAAAGTATGTAATTTCCCCCGTTACATGTTCCCATTTATTTTTACGGTAGCGATATATTCCGCTTTCCCTTTGTCCCTGAGCACTTAGGATTTTCACCATGTCTCCATCTGTCGGATTTAACTGAGTAAATGTTACACTGCACTTGATATCCGTGGCGTTTACTCTCAAAAAAGAAGTGGCTGTAGTGTCCACTTTAAAATACGGTTGGAAATCACTGTTCGAGCTATTTAAAAATAGTAATGTTCCATCTTTTAGTGTTGTCGGGTTTGTGATAACTACCACAGTTGCGAGTAAGTCTGTTTGTAGTTTCCCACTGTTTACAACCGCAAAACGATTAACTTTTAAGTCTCCGTTTGTAATATGCACCTGATGAACCAGTGTGCTATCTGTAGACGTGGCGTCTATCAATGCCCCATTAATAACTGCTTTTAAGTTTTCTAGAGTCACTGTTACTTTTGCTCGGCTTTGCTGTAATCGTAGAAGCACAAATCCAGCGTTGTCATTTGCTACATAGGAATCTTTTATCACTACATTGTCTACCTTGGCACTTGGGAAGATAGAAAGAACTGTCCCAGTGATACTATTCAATGGGAGTGATAAGTTTTCTAGTGTTAACTGAGTCACATCACCCCACACATTGATAATATTTCTCTTAGTTTGGCTATTATTTCTAATGTTGCTTATTCTGATATTATCAATCACGGTTTTATTCAAATAAATATTAGGGGTTGCTTGGTCGTTATTAAAAATTTCAATAACCCCTGTGTCAAGACAGCTTCCTTCAACGTTGTCTATCGTGATATTTCTAAAACGTCCTGTACCCTGTGACCCGTCACCTACGAAACGGATAATATCAATAGTTTCCCCTAACGAATACACGTTTTTTATGTCGATATTGTCAAAGTCCCCATTTTCACTGAGTACAATCTCTGGATAGTCACCTATTGTAAAGGGCAATAGATTGTCGTAACATGTTCCTGTTAGGTTATGGACTTTAATATTTTTACATGGAGCTTGGAAATGTAGTCCATCTGATTCATTGATACAGTTAATGTTTTCAAATACGCCATTTTCGATATTGGCAAACAAGAAACAATATTTTAATCCGTTACCAATTTCCTTTATATTCTTGACCTCAAGGTTTTTAACACGATTTAAGACGATCCCTATTCCAGCGTAAAACCCTTGAAGGATTGCGCCTGTTCGCGGGTTGTTCGCACCGTTTATATCATACTTACCACCAATTATTTTGATGTTATAATCATATGCCGTTTTACTCATCCAATTTTCATTTTTAATGATGTAATCACTAGTATTGTCTTTTAATTTAAGTACCACACCATCTGCAAGTTCGAAAGTGGTATTACTTTTGATAGTTAATCCCCTTGTGATGTAAGTACCTGCTTTGCCTATTTTCACATGTCTGTATTTGTTCAAAGCCTCTTGTAAAACCACAGTGTTCTCTACTGCTAAAGCAGATGCTCCATTTAACGATACGTCATACGCTATTTCGGCTAATTTGTTCTGTTCGGCATCTATACGTTCTTTTAAAGTCGAATATAAAACCCCATTGTTATCAATTCTCGCTTGTGCTGCTTCAACTGAAGAATCCCCATCTATTACAACTTGATTAAACTGACTCTGCACACTATCTGCTGTTTTCTTTGCTTCTTCTGAATCCAGTAAAGCTTTACTTGCTTTACCATCTATTCCGGTAGCAATAGATGTAACACGTTGAATGTCTAAATCTATATCATCAAAATTAGCATTTAAATTATTACGAAATATTCGATTAAATAAAGCATCTAAACTTCTGTATTTCCCCATATACCCACCTTCCTCACAAATAATAAAAACGGAAGTCGAATGATATCTCGAAACTTCCGCTTGTCCCTGTTAATTCAATATCGTTCCAACCTGGTGCCAGGGTTATAAGCTTTCGGTTGGTATCTTTAAATACATTGACCACTGAGTTTTTCAATGATCTGGTACGGTTGATTTCTAAAGTGTCACTTGCTGATGTTGTACCGGTATATTGCCAGGTATCTAATGTTGTATTGTTTTTGATTGTAAGATTCGTGGAAGCTCCATTATATTTAATGGTTAAAGGAAACTGCCTTGGATCAATGGTTTCGGTACCGGCATTGTAAATTTTAAATGAATTTACGGTTTGTGTATAAGTAAGTTCATCTTCTGTTAAACCTTGGCCAAATTGCCACTTCTCAGCATCAAATGTAAAAGGATCAAGTGTTGTCCCGATTGATTCAGCAAAAGGTATTGGTGAAACAAACTCAATATCAAAACTGCCTAAATATGGATTTATATAATCCGGTTTAAAAGAGGCAGAAGTCCTTACCTTCCACCTTTTACCTGGCTGGCGAATATCTATAATGTACAGGTCTTTTCTAGGGTCTAGAAGCCTGTATATTTCATCCCTGGCTAATTGAAAATCAATGTGGTCATAAGATTGCATAAAGAACTTGGCACTAAGTTTTCTTTTATCTAACGTAGTGCCAAGAATTAGACTTCCATCCGTATTGTCCAACTCTTCTTCAGTGAATCTAGGAGAAGGGGATTCAGGAATGAAACTTAAACACTTTAACCCATATTGAGACAAATCAATTTCATTCTGTGCAAGATCAAGTATTCTAATCATCAACCCTTCACCCCTTCCCATATCTTCGTTTTAATGAAGTCATTGTTCTGCAATGTATCAAGGTAGCTGTATAGAATACGAGCCATCTCGAAACCATCAAGATTAACTGGAGATGGTTGAATAGGTCTATTTGCAAACTTTTCTAGGAGCATAATTAACTGATCAAGCTTACTTGAAAGACCTTGTTCATTCCCCATTCCAATGTCTTTTCCAGCTTGTTTCCATAGTCCTTGTGCTCTGTCTCTCATAGCCGGTTCAGTTGGAATTATGTATTCTGGATAGCCGTTTTCAGCTAATGCTGCAATTTGAGGTTGAGTTGCAATACCACCAACTTTATAACCTACATAACCGCCACCTTTAGCCATATTTCTTAGGCCAGGAACATTCGAAATCCCCCCGTAGCGACTGTTCATGTAACGAATAGCAGCTACTGCGTTATGAATTGGATTCCAAATATCACCCATTCCCGACATCATATGGGATCTAAATGTTGAATCTATTGTCTGGAATAATCCCTTACTCGGATGTCCAGCTTTGAAATTCGAGTCCCATAGGTTTATAGCTTTAGGATTAAAGCCTGATTCCTTTTGAGCAATCTTCATTAAGCCATTTAGATATCCCATCGGTGTTCCTGTTATCTTCATAGCAGCTAATATCCACTGTTTAGCCTGTGCTGCTCCAGCACCTGAAAAGCTTCCACCTAATGAAGATAGGTCTGGAATTAAGTTCTTAACCCAATTCAGTCCTATATCCTTAATAGCAGTTAATGGGCTACCGCTTATATTAGTAAACCAACTAGGAAGTAATGAATCTTTTACACCGAATTTATTCAAGGCAGAGTCTAATAAAGCTTTTGGCCCCTTCATAATCCAATCAAAGGCATCACCAATACCACCCGCATAACCTGGCATTCCAACACTTTTCAAAAGTTTCTCGGTTTGTTTGTGTGGAAGTACACTTGCGCCTTTCCTTAAGTTTCTGACTTCAGCACCATTTGATCCAGACAAGTATGTACCTTTACCAGGTTCATTGATTAATTCTCTGCCTTCTTCAGATACTATTGCTAATCCACCAGGATGATAATCAGTACCATTTGCGTATGCTGATGTTTGTTCACCGGCTACTTTATTACTGCCAGCAACACCTTTTATGGACTTTGAGGATTTTTTTGGACTAGATCTTTTCTTGCCTCCACCAAATAGACCAGAGATCCAATTCCATGCTGACTTAACTTTATCCCACATTTGGTCCCAGCCGCCTTTGACTTTTCCGGTTTCCCAGTCAATTTCATCAGCATGCTCATGGGCTTGAAGTTTAGCTTCACTAACTACTTTTTTATGCATGGCTTTAGCTTTTCTTACAGTTTCATCATGTTGCCGTTTAGCTTCAGTAATCAGTTTATCAGCCTGTTCTTTGGAAATAGATCCTGTTTCATCACGTTCTCTGATAATGGCCGCAATAGTGGCTTTATACTTTTTGTCCGCATCACTAATGGCATGGTCAGTAGCTTTCTTGGAATTCCTAACAGTTTCTGCTGCCTGTTCTGCGGTAATCTTAGAAGACTCCGTCTTCAACCTTGCCATAATTGTTTTTTGCTCTACTTCCCCATTGCTCAATGTTTGTATAGCAACTTTTTGCATATTCGATTGAATTGTATTGATCTGTGTTTTCTCTGCAGAAGTTAATTGGCGTTTTTGCTGGCTGGCGGTATCCATGATTTGTTTTATCTTGGCTTCACCATCTGTGACGACTTTTGTTTGTTGATTGTATCTATTCTGCATATTATCTAGAAAGACTTTCTTTTCTGCATCTGTGAAACGATCAGTATTTTGTAAAAATGTGCTCATGGTAGTATAACTTTGGTCAAATTCTTTCTTCAAACTTCCTGTTATTGTTGCACCCATCTTTTGAAAGTTGCCAGTAATCTTATTAGCCATATCCTGAGAAACAGCCTGACCAGACCAATTGAGAAGGTTTAATTGCTCCGTCACTTTATCGTTCATGTCCTCATAAGCACCCACAGCCTTTTGAGTAGACTTGGACACTTTGTCACCGAATAAATCAACAGTCATGATTGGTTGTTGCATCTTTTTATTTAATAGATACGCCCCTACACCTAAAGCAGCTACTGCAGCAACAGCAATACCAACCGGCCCAGTTAAAATAGCTAAAGCTCCACCTAATAAACCTGCCCCTCCTGCAGCTCCAGCTAACCCTGCTGTTAATGGTGCCAATACTCCAGCAATAGCTCCTATTCCTGATATAGCTCCACCTACAACAGCCAATAGTCCACCAATAGCTGTACCAATTCCTAATACAGCAACTGAAACAAGACCACCAATAGCAATAGTCTTTTTCATTGCTGGAGATAAATTGTTGAACCAAGTAACACCGGCTTGAATCTTTTCAGTTACCCATTTAAAGGCTGGTATTAAGGCTGTGCCAATTGTGATGCCTGCAGTCTCTAATGAACCTTTTAATTGTTCAATTGTTCCCTTAAGGTTATCTAACTTTTGTTTTGCGACATCAGCCGATTTGACCTTATTAATCGCAGTCGTCATGTTGTTAATACCCTGAGCGCCTTCTTTGTACAAAATATTTCCGGCACGAATAGCATCTGTCCCAAACATGGTACGTAAATAATTCTGTCTCTGCTCGTCATTTAATCCTTTAAGGGCTTTTTGCAAAGTACCAGCAATATCAGCCATTGATTTAATATGGCCGTTTTCATCATAAAACGCACTGGAAGCTAAACCAGAAGCATGCTGCAATCGTTCAAACTCTTTAGTAAGTTTGGCTTTACTTGCTCCACTTCCCAATTCTTCTTTTGCTAACTGTTTTAGGCCATTTTGAATATCTTCTACACTTCTGCTTGCCGGTTTAATACCTTTATCAACAAGAAATTTATATCCAGCATGGACATTGTAAGTAGCAAGCCCTAAATCGCTAAAAGCTTCTGTCTGGGCTTTAGTTGTAGGTGAGAGGTTAAGAAGCATCGTTTTCAAAGAAGTACCACTATCGGATCCTTTAAGACCATTTTGAGCAAATGCTGCCAAGGTTGTTGATGTTTCCTCGAATGTAAGTCCTACACCGCTTGCTACAGCAGAAACCATTGAAAGGCCAAACTTTAACTCTTGTACATCTGTAGCAGAAGCATTTGCAGCACCAGCAAGAATGTCTGCTGCTCTCATAACTGAGATGTTGTCTTTTTTAAAGGCATTCAATGCTGTAGAAGCTACTTCTGCTGCATCTTTTAATTCTAGAGTGCCAGCCGTTGCTAAACTAAGGGCTCCATCTAGCCCGCCATTCATGATGTCTTTTACAGAAACTCCAGATTTTAACAATTCCTCAATTCCAGAAGCAGCCTCAGTTGCCGAATATTTTGTTTTAGCGCCCATCGTAATAGCTAACTTTTCAAGCTCTCCACCGAATTGTTTTACTTCGTCAGGAGCCATAACGGATTTAACCGAAGACATTTGAGACTCGAAGTCCATTGCTTTTTTAGCAGCAAGCCCTAAACCTGCACCTACAGCAGCAGTTGCTACACCAAGTGAACTTGTCATTCCCTGGCCGACTGTTCTCATCCTACTCCCTAGTCTGTTAAACCTCTCACCGGTATCTCGTAACGTATTAGAAAGTCTCCCCAGCCGAGTAGATTGAAGGTTGATTTGCCCATTTACACGGTTTAGGGCTTGCTCTGTTCTACGCATTGCAGTGACACTATTGTTATATCGAATTAAAAGGTTCTCGGTTTCTCTAGCATCCCTTCCCCTCGCTTGAACAGAACGGTCATAAGCTTCCCTAAGTTGTTCAACCCTAGATCTTTGTAGGTTGAGCATGTCATTGTATCTTCTTGAGTTTGCGCGCATTCCATCCAGTGATTGGTCGAAACCATCTACACCAGATCGTAATGCGTTAAATTCACTGTTTACGCCTCTTATCCTTCGGGAAATTTGTTGCATGGAGGCAGTAAAATCAGCTTCAGTTAAGGATAGCCCTATCCTAAGTACGCCAACTTCTTCAGCCATTAGTATCCACCCCCTTTAGAATATTTCATCGATGTAACCCCTTTTCACCTCAGTCTTACTTGTCTTGGAATTTAATAATTCAAAGTAAAACTTAGCATCCAACTTATCAATTTCATTAGGATTCATTTTCTGATCTAAATTCAGGTAAATATCCTTTATTCTTCGATAGTTTTCTGCTGGGGTGACGGCTTTTTTCCGGTTTCCTTTGCAGGCTCACCTGCAACTCCCATAACGGTGTTATGGAATTCAAGAAATGTAGATGCGAACTTCTCAACTGCAAGACCATCGTACAAATCATCAATATTGAATTGGTTATTAAAAACCTTGCACATCTGATTAAAAATTTCATCAAGCTCATCAACTGATAAATTATCCATATCTGCCCTTGTTAGAAATTCTGAGAAGTCACGTAATGAACGCATCATAATTGTTCCTGAAGTATATGTTTTTGATTTACCATCTTTAATAAGTGTTAATTTCATTTGTTTCCCTCCAATATAAAAATAGGCCACGCAAATGCGCAGCCTTATAATGATTTAACTATTTTTCATTGTTTAATTATGCTGAAACTACTTCACCATAAACGCTTTTAAACCAGTTAGCCACGACAGTTGGATCAACATTAGTGTCTGCAGACTGAACGTTAGCTTCGTATCTGTCATCAAAAGTACGGCGAATGAAAATTCCTTTAATTGATGGTGTCTGGAACTCAGTGCTATCACCTTTTGTTTTGTAAGAGTCATCTGGAACCATGAACTTACCTTTATACAGAGCAACCATCTTACTTGATTCATCTGAATTAGTTCCTTCAAACAATAATGCAAAGTAAGGTGCTTTATCGTTTACAGTCTTAATTAAAACACCATCTTCATTAACTGAATGACCTAACAGTAGAGCCTGCATTTCAGTAGTTAATTCGTTAATGCTCATTTCTACCTCAATAACTCCAACTGCAGTTCCTACTTCATCTGCACCATTATCTGCATACAGGACAGCATTGCTTGCGTTCCTGCTAACAGTCGCTTCGATTGCCTTTGCTAATCTTTTCGGAACATCATAAGTTGCTCCTGTAGCATCATCTTTAGTTAATTTTGCTACATGTGGATTCTTTAAACCTGTAATAACTTTTGCCATTATTTTGCCTCCTCAAATTTAAAGCACCCCTACTCAGGAGTGCTCGAATAACTAAATCTAATTACCTTGTGGTATGTATTTGTATTATCTTCATACAAATCAGTCTCATATGTCCTAGAAAAACCTGCTTGTTTCATTAAACTCTTTACCTTATTCACTGTTTGTTCTTGATTCGAATCAGACCAGCAATCAACTTGAATACTATGTTTGGTTTGAACCTCTTCATTATCTGCAAACTTAGTACCCATTTGATTGTACTCAAAAAAAGTAATATAACTGGTCGCTGATCCTAAATATTTCATGAAAGATACGGGGATACCTATAGGCTTTAATGTACTTGTAATTAATGCATTTAGGCTCATAGGTTCAGCTCCCTTCTTAGGGTATCTTTCATTAACCTTTGAACAGTACTCATTTCCTGCTCAAAAGTTCTTGCTACAACTGGATTGGCTGTCATCTTCTTCGTTCCAAACTCCACAAACTGCATGTAAAAATGGTCTTTATGATATCCGATTAGGATTCGATCTCCATCCATTTCAACTACAATATTGTCTGCAGCGTGTCTTAGTGTTTGTGTGCTCTTTGGAGTATTCTCAGCTAACTTTCCTTTTAAGTGATTAGCTCCAGCCCTTAATGCCTTATCAATAGCCCGTTGAGTGTGTGCTCCATGAGATAAACTGTTAAGCCTTTGTAGAATTTCATTCATTCCTGTAAGCTCTAAAGGCATTATTTAGCCTCCTTACTTACGACTGTTAAAGTCTTCTTCTGCTCATCATCAGGTAAAATTGCAACAATCTCAAAATAACGAACTGTATCACCATCTTTGTAAACAATCCGCATATCCTCATTCAATCCCCTGGTATAGCGAATTACCCATCGAGTAGTCAGTTCATTCTGAGTTGTTGCCGCTTGATTGTATTCTCTTCCACTTACAGTCTTAGGCATTGCCCATACAGTTTTAACCGGTTTCCATTCCTTTAAGGGATAGCCTTCGGAATCTGTTTCATCTGGATTAGGGCGTTGTTCAAATGTGATTCTCTTGTTAAATAGTCCTGGATTCATTTGCATTCACCACACTTACAACAGATTAATAGAATGCATGTCTAGGATTGATTTAATAACAACGTTCACTTTGTTATCCAAAACAGTAAATGTCCTATTTTCGTATAGTTCATTTGAAAGAACGAAAATAGCCATTGTTAGATCTTCCTTTGCATCTATTTGCTCTAAAGTTAAACCGGTATAGGACGTTATGTATAACTTACATGCCTCAAGAATACTGGAAAATAGTAAATCATCTTCGTCATAATCTACACGTGCATAATTCTTTAAATCCTGAATGGTGATTTCACTAACTAGCATCAACATTCACCCCCTTAAATAAGGAAAAAGGGGCTAAATTCCCTCCCCTTTTTATAAACCAATATTACTTAACTGTTAATACAGCAAGTTTTTGTGGCTCAACAATTTTAGAATCAGCTTCAACAAATGCAGCGATTCCCACAGCATGTTGAGCAGCATATAATTCGTTCAATACTTGTACTTCAACATTTTGAGCTAGTTTAACATAAAGACCAGAGAAATCACCGTATGCAATAGCCTTAGCACCTGTAGCAACAGAGTTAGGCATAGATTCAGAGATATAAACTGGCTTTCCAAGTAGTGACCATCCGAAAGCTTGAGTTACATCAGCATTTAGAATATATTGTCCGTTTGCATCCTTAAGTTTACGTAGAGATTTAAGAGTATTTTTGTGCATAAGGAATGCTGATCCTGCTTGGTAAATTTCAGGTACAGTCATTTGTAGTTCAATGATATCGTCAGTAACAAGAGTAGCTGCTGTAGCAGTTTGTACACTATTTGCAGAAAGAATACCAGTCATCTTACCAGCAGTGCCATTAATCAATTCTCTTTCAAGGAAATCAGCAATTGTCTTAGCAACCGCATTTACAATGTAACCAAGCACATCAAAATCAGAACGGTTCATTAGAGAACGAGATACTTTAGCCAAAGAACCAATAACAAAGTTAGTTAATTTTACGTTAGTGAATGCTCCACCAGATACAGTTAGGTCTTGGAATTCAGTTGCATAAGCTGCAGAGTGTTGAGTGTAATCGTAAACAGGGAATTGAAGGTCTCCACCAACGTTAAAAATTGTTGATTTAGCATAGATAGGAGATAGTTCACGTACCTTGTCAATGATTTTGTTGGCAATGTGAGTTGGAATAACTGAACCATTGCTAGCTGCATCTAGAGCACGAACGTCACCTTTAACGAATTCTAAGAAACGCTTTTCTTCTGCCACCTCGAATGCACGTTGCTCTTCTACACCATCGGCCTTTTTAACTGACTTTTTCTCAAATGATCTTGACTCTTCTTCAGCCGCTAAAGTTTTATCAATTTGAGCCATTTCTTTCTTAATAGCTTCAAAGCGATTACTTTCTTCTTCACTGAACGCACGTGTTTCAGCTTTAGACTTGCTTAGAAGTCCTTCGATTTCCTCAAGCAGGTTATTACGTTGTTCTACAAGTGTAGGCATTGATCTTACTTCAATTTTCTTTTCGTTTAACTTTTTCACTTTAATTTTCCACCTTTCATTTTTAGGAACTCTATTTCTCTTTCGTAATGTGAGTAATCAATTTTTTGTTCTCGTCTTTCTTCTTTAGTTAAATCTTCAATTGAGGCTGTAAATTCTTCATTTCTTTGCTCAGTAACAAGTTGTTCCTCGCCTCTTGCCTCAATAGAAGTTGCTATGTATGCAGGAGTTTTATCCAAAATGGATACCTCTATAAGGTCTAAGTCTTCAACATATCTCTTTTGAATACCGTTTTGGCCTTCTTCCCACCGATCTCTATGGGAAATAAAACCAAACGACCAGCCTTTCAACTCGCCATTTTTTGCCTTTTGGATGACTTCATCATCAGTTACAGTAGCAATCGCCCGTAGACCTATGTTATCTTCATACAATTCAAGATTTTGGTCTTGGATTGATCCTAGTTTTCTGTCCCTATCATGATTGAAGAGTAAATCAACATTGTCGGCTTTTTGCAAAGCTCGCTCAAAGGTTTTAGGAACAATTTCCTCTTTAAACCGACCATTCGGACTTGGTAAAACTCTACTTTCTCTGGCAACGGCATTTACGTACCCGTCAAGTAGTACCTGATTCCCCCGAATCTCTATTCGCATTGTCTTCACCTCCCTCCGATGCACCAACACCTGGTTTTTCCATATTCGTGGACTTGTTAGTGTTAGGTGTATAGATTTCTTTTGTTTGCGGATTGTAAAGAACATCCTGTAATCCAAGTTTGATGAAGTTTAGTTCTAAAGGTTCAAGGTTCTCACGATACCTGATTTCATCAATTTGCATAATTCCGTTTTTAGCAGCTATCTCATAAGCTCTAAAACGTTTTTCCATATCCCCTTTAATTAGTTCGCTTGTGTCAAACGCAAAATAAAAAGACTCCTTCTCAGATGGCAGAAGCAAGTCTTTGTTTAAAGCTGTTTCGATAGCTTTTAATTTAGGCACTATGCAATTTTTAAACCAGTTGTTATAAACATCTTCTGTAGCAATGCCCTCCAGTATAGAATGAGGTGTAAGAAATATCTTGCAAATCTCCATTGAGTTAGTCTTCTTTTGTTCATTTAATTGCATCTCAACAGATGTATTGGAAGCCTCTTGAAAGTCTAGTCCATTGTTTAAAACCACGACATTCTCAGAATTGTTCTTATAAAGGTTATTCCAAGCTTGTTTTAGTTCTTCTATAGCTTCTTTACTTAATTTACCTTGGCTTTTCAAGAAACCCTTTTTATTACCACCTGTTTTTACTAACACTTCTTCAAAAATCAGTGAATTATAAGCAACAGACAGAATCTTGTTATTTTCTTTGATGATACCGGTTCCTGTAACACCATCTTTTGACTTTCGAGTTAATTTAATAAATTGAAAGTCCCTGTATGTCTCACCATTGACCAAAATATCATAACTTTTATGTATTGGATCTGCATTCATGTTCACTGAAACATTAGAATTACTAACAAAATGTAAACTTTTTACCTTATTTCGTTTTCTTTCTATGTAGGAATATCCTGATCCTGCTAATAAATAATCTTCAACCAATGCCTTTTTAAATTGAAAAGCATCTAATGTATCCTTAGTATCATCATTCAGAAGCTTGACTCGATCATCACTTTCCATTTTTGTAACTTTTCCATTATCAGCTTTATAGAGGTATACAGGTATACTTGCTATAGTGTCTGATATTAAGTCTGTACAAGCACTTACAGCAGGAATACTTAAAGCTTCTTGTTTAGTGATATCACCGGTTATAATCCCTGCACTCAATAGAAGTTCTTCTAGAGTTGCCCTTTCTTCTTTCTGATACTGCCTAAATTCTTTCCATTGTTTCATCCATCCCAAGTTATCACCCCCTTTTTAGATGACTTGTACTGTCCAGCCACCATCTGAATTAAAAATAACGTCTTGCTGTAATAGATAAATAGCGTTAATTAGACTAACAACCATATCCACTTTTCCGTCAGACTTCTTCTTATTAACGTAAAGATTCTTGTTATTGTCCTCAGTTGCTTTAGCATTTTGAAAGTTAATTTCTAATAATTTATTTTGCGTATAATGGAATTCTTGGTTAAGGATTTTTTCTTTCAGAAGTTTTGTAGCTGGATGCAAAACACTGGAATGTTGTTTAACTTCGACTGTAGTATATCCTTCTCGCTCGAATCTTTGAGCTGATGATAAGCAATTCCATCTGTCGTAAGCGATTTTAACCACTGTAACATTGAACTTGCTTTCAACTTGCAAGATAATATCCTCAATAAAACCATAATCAACAGTCATATCACCGCATGGATAACACTTACCCTCTCGTATGAAGTCCTGATAATTTATTTTTTCCATTTTATTTTTTTCAGGAATTCTCTCCGACGGAACAAATGCAAAAGAATCTGCATAAATCTTTCCATCCTCTTCAGTTACAATGCTGTACGATGTGTTGTCTGATGTTAAAGCTAAGTCCAATCCAAGCCACACTTGCCTACCAGACCAATCAAAATTATCAATTTTACATTTCCTTAGATCTTCAATATTAATGTAAGTTTCACCACTGTTTGTAGGTAAGAAGTGATTCATGTGTTTACAGAGGTATTCTTCACGCTCAGAAGGCTTCTCTAATGCTGTTTTACGGCTATCCCTAATTTCGTTATAGTTAGCTTCAATCCTCAACGGATTTGCTTGATATAAGCCGGTATCGTCCCATAAATGTTCAGGCTCCGCATAATAAACTAATGCAAACATTCTATCATCATCAATAAGCCCATTAAAAACTTTCTTGATGTACGCTAACTCTTCAAGCATTATGGATTTATCCTCTGCATAAGCAGTAGTCAATTTAAATCTAAGTGGATTTTTTACGTTTAATTGACCGGATTTCATGGCATTTATATTACCGTAATCCTTAAATGCTCCCACCTCATCAGCAATAAAGGCACTTGGACGAATAGAGTTATTCCTATTTGCCTCTGCAGTTCTTGCTTGATAATAACTATTGGTCAATTTGCATTTGATTTTTCCACTCAAAGTTTTTGGCACAATAAAATATTTCCCTATGTCAGGACTAGCATCTAAAATCTGAGTAATGGCCTTTTTTACCTCACCAGCTAACTCACGGTCTAAACAAATGGAATAGAACTCAGAATAATCGTCTTCCGTTAACATTAAGATGATTAAAATCAGAGAACAGATGAAGGTTTTTGAATTCTTACGTGGGATAAATAGTGTGATATCACGGTTTTTAAACTTTTCTTTATTGTCTTTAAATCTCCAGGCAAACACATTTACAATAAAAAAAGCCTGGAATCCTTCCAAGCCCTCTAAGATTGATTTGCCTATAACACCTAATCCAGTTGCAAAATTAAGTAAGCCGAGTATGCCTTCAATCTTTTTTACTTCATAATCATCAAAATAATAAGGGAAGTTGTCATCATGTTGCCTTTCATAATAGTCCTTCAAGAACCAATCACACTGAATTTTTACTTCTTTTGTTGTAATTTCCTCACCTGATAATACTTTTTCAGCATAATCAATAGCTTTTTCTAAAATCACTTCTTACCACCAGCCAACACTTGCAACAGTTTATCTTCTTCCTTTTGTTTCGATTGAAGATTAATATTGCCTAATTTCGCTCGTGATTGAGGGGATAATGATAACTCATTTGTACATCTAAATAGGTCTTTAGTGTATTTATCCTTGGCACTCATTAGATTTTTATCTAACAGTTTATCAGCATCTTTATTGATCATTTTTTCAATTTGATTCAAACGATCAATAGCAAGTGCACACGTAGACAAAATGTATACATCTAGATTCCCCAGTATGTTACTGGCTTCCATTTCCTGAACTATGTATCTAAAAATCTTCTTCTGTCTTGCGTTCAAATGACTTGGAGGGGAAATGTTATCGGCTGCACCTTTTAATTTCTCCTCAGTTTCTTGTCTGACTTGAACTTCTTCCTTCGTCAGGTTTTTACTCATCGTTGTAACACTTTTACTAGGTCTCGCCATTCCCTTTCCACCTCCTTTTCCTGTGCTCGTTCATTTAGGGATAGTTTATCGACCAGAGGCCACTCGTCGATGTACAGAACTTTTGAAAAAAGTCAGACTCAAGACCGGGGGGATTAAAAATTATTTTTTTCTTCTTGCTCCTTGACAATCTCAAATAATTCTTCTCTACTTATTTCCCCACGTTCAGCCATGGAATGATGATGAGGACACACGCTGATCAAGCAGCTATCATTCAGTCGTTTACTGTAATCCTCAGCAACAGGAATGATGTGGTGCACCTGGATATTAGTGAAGTTGTACTTAATACGAGTATCATACAGCTCCCTAATGCATACCTGGCACATGTGTTTGTCTCTATCTTCCCTGATCTGTTTCCGTTTATTCTGCCATGCTCTAGTCCATCTGAACTTATCAACATGTGTTAGTTTCTTTTCTCTCTTAGGTTTACTTGAACACTGGTGCTGCCTATCGTGTATGCTGCCACAATAACTACAGCTCTTAAGCATTATCCTTCCTTCGTTTCTTAGCTACAGTTTGATTATGCTTTATAACCAACTTATCTAACGCAATAGACAACCTATCTAATCCATGTCTTACAGCCTCAATACTAACCAATACTTCTGCAGTAGCAATATCGACACTAACTTTAATGTCACTCATCTTCATAATTATTCTCCCTCTCCAATAGTCTTCTGGATTTTTTCGCACTGCTTAATACCTTTAGCTATAAGTGATTGCGTCTCCTCAACTATCTCTTCAAATGTTCTCGGCTGCTTAGTTTCCTCAATGCAATGATCTATAAGATCTTTAGTTGTTAATCCGAAGTCAGTCATCAAACTACCCATGATTAAATCCTGGTCTTCCTGTTCCAATTCCAAATACTTTTCATTGCTGAAAATACTCTTATAATAACCGTGTCCATTTGTAATTGATTCATAAATCTTGTCTCTAACTTGATAAACTAATGCTTCTTCAAACATCTACTCACTCTCCGATTCCATGGACAAATAAAAAAAAGCCACCTAAATCGGTGACTTCAAATCAATCTATTCACTTACAATATCTTGCCTGAAATTAATATCCCTACACTGTTACCTACATTTTGATACTGGTTGTGTTTTAAGGAAATATACTTTTCATTCTGAAGCTGATTAGCAACCTCTCTAACAACCTCATGTTCGTAATCATTTATCATTCCAAGCACTATAGAAAAATTCTCTCCATCAAAACTCGATACTTTAATTTTATTTAATAAAGTTCTTTTATCCATATTTATCCCCCCTATAAATAACTATTCGGCATTTGTAAATAAATACCTTTATATGGGATATATATCCTGTATAATATAGGTACAGAGTATTACAAGGGGAGAAAAATAGAATGACAGATCCCAATTCTTATGATGGGAAAATCCTTACTTCGGATTCCGATTTTAATACGAACATGCTTTTTACTATTTTCGTTGATGTTGAGCATCTTAAAGCTGATGGTCTACTAACTACCGGCCTAATACAAGAATTTAATAAAAGGTATGTCAAAATAAACGATAAGCTATACAAAAGGAACTCCTATTTGTTTATTTCCAGACCTGATAAATAAAAAAGACCTCTAAAAAGAGGTCTTCACACATTCTCCAATTATGCGCCAATCGGGGAATTATTAACTATATAGATATTTATTGGTAATGTCAAATAAAAACAAGCCCTCATTGTTGAGAGCTTTATCGCAACTTTCTTTTTAAAGTCTGTTCTACCTCGTTTACCTTAAGGTAAGTCGCAGCTTGCATGTCTTGTAATTCATGAAGTTCATCAATACTTTGTTGATGCTTAGTTTCTTCTTCAAACAAATTTATTGCTTCCTTTATGGAGTCGGCCCTTTTATTTATTCCATAAGATATAAACCTGTCTAACGCTTCATTATATAAATATTCTTGTGGTACTATTGAATCCTTATGTAGATATTGGTTGCTATTATTTATTTGTTCTTTAAGGTGCTCAATTCGTACTTTATTTTCACTTAATTTTTTCTCAAGTAAACTCTTATTTATTTTACCTAATCCGTAAATGTATAAAGAAGTATAAGATATAAAAATAATAGAAGCTACTAGATTTCCTCGTTCACTTATTTTAAGGAGATTTTCTAGACCACCAAGTATAAATGCCCATAATAATAAGTTTAGTATCCAATGTAATTTTGGAGGTGATTGAATTTGGTTTAGTTCCTGTTGATCGTTAATTAGTTTGTTTAATTCTTTTTTAGTATTTCTGAGATTAATAATAAATATTTCACGTTCCGACTCTGTTTGCAATGTCACCACTCCTTATCAGTAAGTCAATTCTACTAATTAAGGATATTATTGTAAATAGGTGATGGAGTAATAACAATATAAAAAGCTCTCGAATTAATCGAGAACCTGGGTATTATAATTTTTTATTCGTCGGCCTTCCAAAGTGTATAATGACTTCTTGTCTTGCTTTTTGCTCCGCATTCAGGACATTTAACAATTATTTCTATATTTGCTGCGTGAGCTTTCCCGTTATTAGCTGGGAAAGTTTCATAAGCTACTACATCATCAGTGATTACTCTGTCCTCAAATACCCTTGCAACTGTTTCCAGGTTTCTTTTCCCCTTAACAATGGCAACATATTTAATCTCATTCTTACAAATCAAGCACTTAGTTTCACTTTTTACGATTTCATCATGTAGCGTTGATAATTTTTCCATAATCAACCCTCCTTTCCTCTAACAAGTTCACCATCAGAGGAAGAAAGTCCTGCAAAATGTAAAATTATGTATTAAACTGATACCGCTTATATTCCACTGTATTAATCTACAACTATATTTTTATTTGAATAACCAAGTACTGTATACTGAATCGTTTGCCATACGCAACCAAATTCTTCGGCCATAGCCTTATAGAAGTCAATCTTCCTACCCGTCCATAAACCAAAAGCTTCTTTAATAAATTGTACATCCTCTTTTTTCAACCTTTTACTTTCTTTCCTGTCATAGATGTTTTCGTGATTCTTTTTCTTAGTAACTAATTTTAGATTGGCAAAACAATTATCATGCTTTATTCTGTTACGATGATCAACCTGCAAATTCTTAGCTTTCCACCAGCTTATTGGAAACTCAATCGCAGCAGACATTACAGCACAATGTACTCCCACTGGACTACTTTCTCCTTGATCATCAACTAGCCAATTATAGACATACCCTATGTCATTTGGTTTTGAATTTAACCACTTACCTAGTTTTTTACTATAAATATGACCTTTTTCAATATCTGCTAAATAATTACTATATCCTGGTATTTCTTTAATTGTATCGTTTGCTTCTACTTCTTCCATTTATAAACCCTCCAATAATTTTTTCTCGGTGCAAGCAAAAAAGACCCTTCAACCTTTTTCAAGATGGGTCTCTCTTCTTGCATCATCTAAACTATGGGAGTGGGTGCTTCACAGCATTCCTTTTCTAATCTCCAGGAAATGTCCACCACTGAGGGAGAGGACAGCGTGGACATTTCATCCAAATTAGAAATAAAAAAGACACCAGCACAATAAACTGATGTCTTAATTTACTTATTATTATAATTTTGAGAGGGAGATATTTGCCCTTTCACTTGTACACTAGCTTTTATTTCCTTTAAAGGTCAGTATTGTGATTGACCACAAACCCCTTCAAATCAACGTTAATACTAATTTATTTGATTAAGTTGAATAAGAAATTCTTTTATATCAAGGGTTTAAGCCTATTCAGATTCGCTAACTCTTCCTTTACAGACGATTAAGAAATTTACATTCTCTCCATAAGTACAAAATTTTTAAAAACCGAAAAAAGTCAATGGTATCAATGGTTTTACCGTTTTTCTATTTGCTAACTTTTTTTCTTCTTTTATCCGTGGTTAGCTTCACTTTTCTTAATCACTAACTACAGTAGGGGCCGGAGCAATTTTTAAACTGTCTTAAATTAACGGAAGGCAAGTTAGCACTACTGATCCTATAGACTTTCATGCGGCAAACATTAAGCCGGCTTTTGCGCTATAACTTCTCCTTCCTATTGGACACCTTTTAAACCCAATGGTATCAAGGGTTTGAGCCGTTTTTCGTTACATTTTTTAATCATTTTTTGCCTTTTTTATTTTTCTTCCTTTAAAGACGATTATCTCCTAATTATGTATAAGCCTTGTTAATCCTTACTCCCCAAAGGGTTTGAGCCACCTTCTGTTTATTTATTTTCGTTCACTCATCGTAACTCAGCGTGACTGCCCCTTCCTATTAAACACAGATTAAACCCAGTCGTACCAGAGGTATAAGGCACTTTTTTGTTCCTTTTTTACCCGTTTTTCATCTATCACTTGTATACTTTATTTATAATAAAGATGGGAATCGACAGCAGTCCTTCAATAAACTAAAACGAATAAGTTACATTTTCGTCCTATACTTAATATAAGATTAGATATTAATTATTAAGTAATTTATAAAATTAATTAATAAAAAGGTTAATTATAAACTGACATATAATATAATCGATAATCACTCTATATTATATGTAGGCCAGATTTATAACTTATTCAGATTCCAGTTAATACGGCAACATTTCCAGCGGAACATCGGCCCAATCCTTCCTGGTTTCTTTCCATTTCACCTCTTGCATCTTAAAGTATTGTTTAATCTCTAACCGTTGGATTTTTTCGTATGGTACAGGTTGATCTGTAAATAAATCAATATCATTCGCTATGTATGAATTAGCTTTCCTTTTCCCATCCTCCAAAACTAAGCAGAAGAAGTCCTGATTGTGTATTCCTTCAATAACACTATATTGTCTTAACATTGATAAAGAGTCCTTCATAGTTGTAGATGGTATACCAGTTAATACAGCTAATTCTTGCATGGAGCAATCGAACTTACCATTATGCTGCTGGTTTTTCATTTTTATAAAACTGTATAAATAAAATCCTGTACAGCCAATATCCTTATTACTCATACAAAATAGAAAGACTTCAAATGGAATCATATGAGTGTTATGGAATTCATAAAACGTTCCATCCATAACCTCATTGTCATACCGGTAAAATGCTTTAACAGGAAATTTTATAGAATATTTCCTACTAAGGTTCTTAGTGATAATTAGTTGAACATCCTCTTCCATTTCACTGAGCATTGTGAACTCTAAACCGTTATCATCATCAAACTGCCAGGATAGAGGAATGTCTTTTACTGTTTCGGTGTACCCTAACTCGTCTAGAAGTCCATCCTTCTTACAGAGATAATCAATCCCTTTTGTTTCAGAGTTGTATCCCAGGATTTTCTTTATCTTCTTATTATCAATTGTATGACTGCCAAACTTAGCGTGACGATACAACCAATTAATCAGGTAATAATAAGAATAAGCCACTGGGATATGTATTTTTTTATGTATGCTATTCTGTAAATCTTGAAAAATTTCATTAGGTATAAACACCTTAGATTCTTTCTGATCATATTGAATCAAAGTTACAATTTCTTCGTAGGTCATAAATAAATTTTTCTCCCCCTATTCTTTACTTTCAAACTTTTGCTATATTGTAAACATAATCAATATATTGTATCTATTAAGTAGTTGACACACTATATATAGTTTGGTAGACTTATCCATACGAAAGCATTTTCTGAAAAAGGAGTACAAATCCCATGCCTAAAAAAACTAGTTCACAAAAGACCACAAGTAAGAGCGTTGCGTCTGTTGCTTCTAAAATTTTACGTGATGGAAGATCAAGTTCTAGTTCTAAAAAAGTTGCTGGTTCTGCATTAGCTCAAGCAAGGGCTAAGAGAAAATAAATTATTTCATCAAGGACTAGGAAACAATCCGAGTCCTTTTTATATTGTTTCTCGTAATTTTCGTGTTGTTAAATTAACAAACTGCACTTAGTATCCATCATTCTAAGTACAGAGGTCTCTAACAACATTTTTCTAAGGAGCGTATAGATAAGATTAAAAATGCAAATGTTACTTTTAGTGCAAATGGAGGTGTTTCTCATGGATGGAATGAGATTACGACTGGAAATAAAAAACTTGTATCTAAAAGTCGGTAATGTTACTCGTGAAAATGAAAGTTATGTATTGATGACAGCGCACGATAATTCAAATAATGAAATTGTTTTAGAACTTACCCATGAACAAGCAGGATGGTTAGAAGATCAATTTTACAATGCTAACCGCAGATGGGAAGAGCGAAATTCAACCCATTCAGTAATACAACCTAATGTGCAACCAGGTATAAATGATGATCCTAATCAGTACCAAGGGACTCAGTACCATAGGTATCAAGAATAGGCTCAATTCTTGGTGATAATGCCTGCACTCCTTGATTTCCAGGGAGTGTTTTTAGATTATGGAGAAGTGTATACAAATTCCAACGGATTACTTTAAGTCATCCATCAACTGTTCAACATCTACTAGGTAAGCATCGGACTTCTTTCTATCTAAGAAGGTTAGAAACTGAGCCTTCAATCCACTTTCTTCGACAAAGTCCTTGATTAGAGTTGAGTATTCATCATTCAATCCTTCATTGATTACAACACCTTGGGAAAACTTAATGGATACTTCATCAAGTTTCTTATACACTGCATCCAATTCCTGTGTGAGATCAGCTACAGCATTATCCACCACTAACTCCCCTGCTGCCTTTTTACGTTTCTCTACGGCCTTTCCAAAACTTACAACTGTCATATGCTATCTCTCCCCTTTATTTATTGTCCAATAACTGCAGTACCAGTGAAGCAATTTAAGGCATCACCCCTTTCAATGGATACTAATTTATTTTGCTTTCCCTAACTGCTTAATCTTTATAGGCCGGCCATAATACTCGATGTATTCTTTCCTAAGTTTCCACTCCAACAGATTAATTACATTATTCACTGAAGCACCTCTCTTCGATAAAATAAATTAACAAAAGTGTTGACAGTGTTCTAATCTTGTATATAATTAGATTTAGATACAAGATTAACATCATTCCATATTATTCTGAAAAAATAGTATATAGGATACAAAAAGAAGACGTTTAAAAGCAGAAGGTGCTTAACGTCTATTTGGCATATATTTTGTATCGGTCTTTTTAATATACCATTTACTTCCTGCCATAACAATACGTTTTATTAATTTATTTTATTTAAATTTGTCGATACTCCCCCTGTTATCCAGGGGGATTTTTATTATCATTAAGCTATTTCAACTTCCTCCCACTGCATATCCAGTCCGAGTATATTGATGATGAACAAGTCTTTTAGGGTCGTTAGGCTAAGGGTATGTAGATCCATTGTCATATCGTTTACAAAGCAATCTGCTTTGTTTAAAGCTTCTTCATCATTGTCTGATTCAACTTCCATTGATACAAAAAGATCAAGGTCTGCACATTCGTTTCCATCCAAACCTTCTTCAAAATAGTGATCATTGACAGTTAATCTGTGAGTTAACCCGGAGATGCTACTTACAAATAGCTCACGATCCATAAGGATGTTTAAAGAATTAAGTTTCCCTGCAATACCTCTGATATCTAATACTGTTGACAATGTACCGAATACCGTTTTCTTAGCCATTTAACTCCACTCCCTTTACTTTTTTAAATAAATCTTTATCTTTCTAAAGATAATATAACTTATTCTAAATATGGATGTCAACACCTATTTTCATTTTTTTAAAGCTGTGCTACACTTTTTTAAAGATAAACTTTATAAAAGGGGGTTAGGGAATGTTTTCTTATGCACCATTAATGTCTACACTACATAAAAGAAAATTATCAAAGACTGAATTGCAAAAGCTAATTAATGTTTCATCGGCCACAATAGCCAAAATAAGTAAGGATCAACATGTTTCTCTTAAAGTTATAGATGATATTTGTGAGGTCTTGGATTGCAATGTTGATGATGTAATAACGCATATAAAAGTAAAAAATCACCAATCTATATGACTGGTGATTTTTTATTTAATTTAAAAGTTTTCTTCTAATATTAGAAGATCTAATTTATTGACTGTTCCTCAAAGTATGGGGTAATAATCTTTCTATCTCGCCGGGATCGAAGGTATAATCTTCTGTATCCTTTAAAGCTTTCCTAGCCTTTTTAAAATCCGTATATATTGTCTTTGGTGCATTTTCATAAACATCATTTAACTTACTAATTAACTCGTCTCTCTGTTGAATAATAGCAACATCACCTAAAAGACCATCTTTTTGATCAATGAGTAGCAATAATAATTTATCCCTTAATACCAATAATTGGAAAGAAGCTGTTTTGTGAGCATTTAAATCATCGTCATTCGATGAAGAAAAATCATATATTGATAATCCAGTCGCAAGTAAAGTTATAATTAATGTAATTGTATTTATAACTATATTCAAATTTGGATTATGTTTTAATATGGGATTCAATGCATCAGAAAATGCAGAAACTACGCCAACAGAGGTTATAGAGAGTAATGTCACTTGTGTAACCTTAAAAAATTTAATCTTTTTCATTAATCTCTGAACTGCTTGTTCTTGTATAGCATGTGAATATACAACTCTACCATATATTTCTTTAATACTTTCAATATTATTAATCATGATGTAACTCCATTTAAAAAATCTCCAAATAGCTTTCTAAGAAAATAATGTGAATTATAGGTATCTTGATATTTTATTGCTGACAAAAAATCATCTAAAGATTTAAGTGCTTTTTTCTCAAACTCATAATTTTCCCTATATAGTATATTGTTACTTCCAGGTACATACCAATGGTTGAGTCCATTCTGTTTACCTAAATAAAGGAGAAAATATCCAAAAGCAAAAGCTGTAGAATCAAACTTTCTATCTTCTGATAGGAAAAAATTTGTAGCTAAAGCATCAATTAATGCACCAGATATGTCAACATTGTTTGTAACTTTCCAAGCCCTTGTTAATCGACATACATTCTTTACTTGTCCATCGAAAACTTTATTCACTATATTTATTGCCTTTATTTCTTTAGCAGGATCACATTCTAACCAGGTACCACTTTTATTTGAATCCGGATAGGTCAAAGTTCCATTATCGTTCTCAAAAGAAGGAACAATTTCAAATTTTATACCGTCACTAAAAATAACTACAACTACCTGACCATCACCTTTGGTAGATGTACGTGAATAACTAAAATCAAGTGCTTTTTTCACATTTTGCAAAAGTGCTGATTGTCCATTAAATCGGTAACTATTAAACCTTTGAAATTCATTTTTAGGGAGTTTAACAATTATATCCACATCACTAAATCCTTTTATTGCTGTTCCTCTTCCGTACGATCCAACATAGCGACAATTCTTATCGTCAGAGCTAATGCCCCAATAATAGTTATTTATTGTTTTAACAATTCGATGGTATCTGTATGAAATAATATCATGGTTCTTAGTCCTCAGCCCTTTGAGAAGTGGAGTAAGGTTCATAATACACTCTCCATTATCTAATTGCTCCGTTTCTTCTTAAATTCTTCATTATATCTGGATTGTCATTTTCAACACTGTAGAAGAACACTTCATCCACATGGTTTTCAATGTCCCAGTTCTTAATACTCCATTCATTTGTAGTTATTAATATTACTTTGCTTGATTGAGAGTTTTCAATATCGTTTAAAAAGGCTGAGTACCTTTTAATATCATCGAGAACCGTTTGAACCGGGTGAAATAATGTAAAAGTATTTTTGTTACCTCTAGGATTAGACCTTGTATTATTTGAATAGCTGTTTACCCTAACAGTCATTCTACCTATTTTGTAATTATTTGTTGATGTAACTGTACTAGGCAGGAGTTTTTTATTAAAAGCACGATAAATGTGAAAAGATAGGTCTGACATAGAGCTTGTTCTAATTATCCCTTTTTCAAAAACGCTATTTAAACATGATAGAACCACATTTAATTTAGCATCGTTATCGTAGCCTCTTACTAACAATGTTTTCTTGTCTTTGTTCCTTAGAAATTTTAATACATTCTCTTTTGCATTTTCTTTATCAATCACCTTGATTCACCTCCATGCCGAACTTATAAAACTGGATTTCCTATATATGTTAATATCATAACCTACTATTCTATTCTGTAAAACAATCTTTATGATATAATTCACTTAAAAGGTCACAACTTTTTTCATAAGGAGTTGTGATGTGTGAGTAATATCAAGAAAGATAGCAAAAGAGGTACTTATTACTTTGTTTTGGATGGCGGAAGAGATCCGATAACGAAGAAAAGAAAACAGTATAAACGGACTGGTTTTGAATCAAAACATGAAGCTCAGTTAGCCTTGGCTGAGTTGCAGATTAAACTTAAAGAAAATAACTATGTAGTACCTGACAAAGTGCATTTTGAAGAATTCCTTCATAAGTGGATGGAAACGAAGAAATTAAAATTAAAAGCAAGTACATTGCAAAATTATCAAGAACAAATCAGGTACAATATACTTCCCTTTTTCAATAGCATTCGTCTTTCAGAACTAAACGAAGAAATTGTTCAGCAGTTTATTCATTATTTATCTAAGGAAAGAGATTTAGCTCCTGCAACAATTAGAACTACTTACGGTATTCTTGCTGAAGTAATACATCAAGCAGCTAAAAAAAGACTTGTGAGTGAATCGGTTTTAGATGACATTGTACTACCGAGGGAAACGAAACAGGTACAGATTTGGAATGAAGAGGAGATTAATACCTTTCTAAATGCCCCTTCGATTATCTTAAAACTTACTCGGCTATATATAGGCTATGTAGTTATGGTTATGGGTGGCTTAAGAATGGGAGAGGTTCTAGGTCTTAGGTGGTCTGATATAGACCTTGATAAACGTCTTATAAGCATTAGGCAGACTCTGGCTAAAACGGATGCAGAAGGAAATTATGGCTTTGTTAACGAGGGTAAGACAGAGGCAGCTATAAGATTTATTTACATACCTTCTTCATTGGGGTATTTATTATCGGAACACAGAAAACTTATAGATAAAGAACAAAAAATATTAGGTGATTCCTATAAGAATTTTGATTTAGTGGTTTGTACTACTAATGGGAACTTTGTTCACCCTAACAATTTCAGAAGAGGATTTAAGACCACTATATCTCAACTAAATCTGCCTTTAATCAGGCTGTATGATTTACGCCATGTACACGCCTCTTATTTATTGGCTAAAGGGGTTAACATCAAGATTATCCAGGAGCGTATGGGTCATAAGGACATTAAGCAAACCTTAAATACTTATAGTCACCTATTACCTTCAATGCAGCTTGAAGCAGTAGAGAAATTCGAGGAAATTTTTAGGATTGGTGACTAA